GGGCGCGGATGGGTAACTTTTGCCACGCGACCAGGCCGTCGCTGTATTTGCTGTTCAGCTGGGGGTTCCGGCTCAAACCGCAGCGGCGCTTGTATACGATTTCGTGGGCGCTCCATCCATACGTCAAAAACGAGAGGATTTCGCTGATCGTGTCCGTCCACGTGTCCGTCATGTCGTCCATGCACTCCAGGACGAAATCCGCGGCCGCCTGGTCGGCGTCCGTGGGCCCGCCCGGCTGCACGTCCCAATCCACTTGTCGGATCAGCAGCTCGACGGCGTAAATGATGGCGCCCACGACGTCATCGTTGTCGGCCATTTCGCGGTAGACTTCCATGCCGCGCTTGCCCTGCAACTCCCGAAGGAATTCTTCGTAAAACGCGCCGCCCCAGCGACGCTGGCCCAATCGGCCAAGTTCGCGCATACCGTAATTATTCGGCATTCCCTTAGCTTCCTCCTTCTTGTGGATTTATCGGCGCGTCCAATAACTTTGTTTCGCCAGCCCCGGTTCTCCCTTGGGCGGGCCTGTGACGGTGGGCTTGTCCATGAGGTACAAAATGCCCTGGACAAGCGCGTCGATGTCGTCCTTGTAAACGCCTTTCGGGAACATGAGCAGATCCTGGATCAAATCATGTACCCACGGGTGGGTCTCCGGCTCCGGTAGGAAAATGTTTCCCGCCTCGAAATACGGGGTCACGGACAGGGCCCGCTCCTCCTTGCTTCCTTTGGGGTTAAATTCCACCATGCCGGGGATTTTCTTTTTCAGCAGGTCAACGATGGCCGGGCCGTTGGCCTTGTTCTCGATGACCTTGCTGCGGGCCTTGGGCCATTTGCCGGTCATCGTGCGGACGGCTGCCACGCTCTCGGTGAAGGTCATCTTCTCGTTGACCAGGTCGAAAACGTAAATGTAGGCGCCGCTGCGGCCCATGATGTACCCGGCGACCTTGGCCGACCCCTCGCTTTTGGTGAAGGCCATGTCCCACGACTGGATCAGCATTTGCTGGTGTGGGGCCGCGTTGGTGTTGAAAAAATTCTTTAGCCATTCGCGTTTGAAAATGACGCCCTCCGCCGGCGCCGGTGTCTGCTGATACTGCCCGGCGTACTGCAAAGAGCCCATGCTCTTTTTTAGGCCCTCCAAAACGGTCTTGTCGAAACGCTGCGGGTTGAGGACGTCGCCCTCCTCCCGGACGATCTCCCGGCCGCTGATGGGGAAATAAACGGTCGTCCGCTCCGGCGCCTCCGCCGGAAGGCACAAATGGGTGTAGCCCAAATCCTCCGCCAGAATGTGGCCGGTCAAATCCTTTTCGTGAAGCCGCTGCATGACCACGATGAAAACGCCGGTCTTGGGGTTGTTCAATCGGGACTGTAGGGTGTTCTTGAAAAAATTGATCGTGCCCTCCCGCTCCGTGTCGCTGTTGGCCTGGAGGGGGTTCTGCGGGTCGTCCAGGATGATGACGTCGCCGCCCTCGCCGGTCAGGGCGCCGCCGACGGACGTGGAAAACATCATCCCTTGGTGGTTGTTCTTGAATTCGTTTTGCCGGTTCACGTCGTCCTTTAGCGTGAAACGGTCGCCCCAGGTTCGCTGATACCACGGTGACATGATGATGTCACGGGAAAGGACGTTGTGCTTTCGGCTCAAACTGTCGGAATAGCTGACCTTGATAAATCGCTTTTCCGGCTGCCGCGTCCACGTCCAGGCGGGGTAACACACGGTAACATGGAGGCTTTTCATGTGCCGCGGTGGCATGTTGATGACCAGGCGGGTGATCTGCCCGGCGTTGACCGCCTCCATGTATTCGCTGATGAGGTCGATGTGCCAGTTGTGGATGTACTCGGTGCCCGGCTCGATGACCGGCCACGCCTGCCGGATGAATTCGGAAAGGTTGCGCTCTGCTTTTTCCCTCTTGATCTCCGACAATGCGCGGGCGGCGTCAACCGTCCGGAGCGCCGCTAATTTTTGCGAGTAGTTCTTCAAATTGGTCGAGCTCCTCGTTGCTGAGCCCGGACAAATCCAGGCGCTGTTCGTTCTTGACTTCGACCTCTCCGGCGTGGGTGATGCTCTGGTTGTCGGTGCTCTCTCCGCGGCTCAGCCGCTCCACCTTGACCGCAACGTCCACCATTCGCACCAACTCCGCGGCGTTGATCTCCTCCTCCGGCAGCTTCAACAGGCGCCGGGTGGCCTTGCGGATCATTTGCTGGGCCAGAAGGGCGTGTTCCTGGTTCATTTTGCGGATGGCGGCCTCGTTGGCCTCGCGGTTCTTCCTGTCAACGTAGGCGTCGTATGCCTCGCAACGCTTCACCCATTCGCCGGCCTCGCTCTGCCGGGCGATGGTTCGGAAGTTCATGCCGAAATCGGCCGCGACTTTCCGCAGGCTGCGCTTGACGTAGGGGACGGTGCCGTCCATAACCATTTCCGTCGTGGTCTGCGTGGTGACGTTGCCCTGGGCGTCCTTGACGGTCTTGGTGATGCGCGGGTAACGCATATCCCGGTAATAGACGAAATGGTTGAAGGCTGTGGCGCCCTCTCCGTCCTGCTGTTCCCACAGTTCCCGCTCGTTCTGATCCTGTGCCATGGTGTTCCCTCCTTTCCCTGATGTGGCGATAGGGGCGACCCTGCGGCCGCCCCTGATGCGTTCGTGGTATCATTCGACGACCCCATTGTCCAGGTCGTTCTGGTCTTTGATTGGCCCGTATGGCAGCATTTCGCCGCCGCGCTCCAACGTGACCCCAATGTTGCCGGTCAGCTTCACGTACCGGTTGACGATGACGTCGCAATACTTGGGGTCGAGCTCGATGGTGTAGCACCTGCGGCCGGCCATTTCCGCCGCGATCATGGTGCTGCCGCTGCCCCCGAAAAAGTCGATCACGAGGTCGCCGGTCTGGCTGCTGTTCGTGATGGCCGTTAGGGGTATCTCGACGGGCTTTTGGGTGGGGTGCTCGGTCTTTGTCTCCCGGGCGACCTCCCAGACGGTGCTCTCCTTGCTCTCCGGGTACAGGAGGACGCTGCGGCCCTCGCTGAGCCGGATGTACCGGATTTTCTTGCCCTTGGGCGGCGTGCTGGACAGGTAGACCTTCCCGCCCTGGCCGTCGGTCAATACGACGCCGCCGGAAAGGGTGGTCGCCGTACCGTCCGCGCCCCGAAGCACGGCTTTCCAGGTCGTCCGCTGCGCCCGGTCTCCGTAAAAATGGCATTGCTGCCCGGCTTTCTGGGCGTAGAAACAGGGTTCATGGGCCCATTGGTAATCTGCATGACCAAGGACGGGCGCCGGCTTCCACCAGATGATGTACTGCTTTTTCATGATCCCGGCCGCCGTCATGGCGTCGTCGAAATCCCGGAAGGCGGTGAATGCGTGCCAAATGTAAAAGGCCGCGTCGTCGTCGGTGTACTTGGCGTAATTCTTGAACGCCGGGATCAACAGCTGCATGAGGGCGTCGGCGTCCAGGTCGTCGTTGGCGATCATGTCGAATTTGCCGCTTTGGGTCTCATACGAAACGCCGTAGGGCGGGTCGGTGTGGACAAGCTGGGCCTTTTCTCCGTCCATGAGCCGGGCGACCGCTGCGTCGTCGGTGGCGCTGCCACACAGGAGGCGATGGCTCCCCATGTGCCAGATGTCGCCGGGCTTGGTCATGGGGATGTAATCGGCGGAAACGGATGGCACGCTGTCCGCGCCGTCGTCCTCCGCGTCGCCCTCTCCGCCCATGGCCGCGATGATGTCCTCGATGTCCTCCGGGGTGTAGCCGGTCATTTCGACGGGCACCTCTCCGGTGTCTATCTGGTTTATCATGTCGATCAATTCCCCGGTGTCCAGGGTGCTCAACTCCGCCAGGCGGTTGTCTGCGACCAAATCGGCCCATTCCTCCGCCTCGCTGTCGTAGTCCTGGTACTCCACGGGGGCCTCGGTCATCCCGGCCCACTTGGCCGCCTCCAGGCGGCCGTGGCCCTTGACGATCATGCCCGATCTGTTGCTGATGGTGATGCTGTTGCGCCAGCCGGTGGCCCGGATGATATTGCCCAGGCGCTCGATCTGATCGACGCCGTGGCGGTTGGGGTTCCCGGGGTTCGGCGTGATCTCTCTGACCGGCAGAATGGCGTCAAAAGCGCAAAAAACCGGGACGCCGTCCGCGGTCGTTGTTCGCGGGGTCGCCCTGGTTTCGTATTCGATGGGTTCCTGTCTCTGTCTCTTAGACATTTTTCATCCTCCCAATTTTAACATGTCCATATTGCCGTGTAAATGCCCAAAAAGTGCCCGGGGGCCTGCTGGTGCCTCTGGTGGTTTTTCCTGCCCCTGACGGCCCCGTGCCCTTCATTCCTGCCTGATGCCGTCGATGCCGAAAATAAGCGCGGACAGCGGCCGCATGGCCGCCCCGATGTCCTTGTAAACCGTCCGCTTTTCGATGTGCTCCCGCTCCGCCAGCTGTTCGGCGGTGACGTAGGTTTCCCCGATGTACGTGTCGAACACGATGCGGTAACGGCGGAGGTTCTCCTCCTTGCCGCTCTGCTGGCAGTCGATCAACCAATAACGCAGCATTTCGTCGATGTGCTCGATGATGATGCGCGTGCGCTGCTGGCTGCGCTTGATGCTCTCGATGTAGAGGTGGTCGTCGATGAGTTGGTCGTCCAAACTCTCCAAAATATCGACGGCGTTCTCCTTGATGACCTCGTTGGCTGTGCCGCCGGTATAAACAGCGCCGAGGGCGTGGTGCTTCAATGACCTGTAATTTTTGAAAAGCAGCCGGGTGTTGTGGAGACGCCGGTTGTACCGGTCTTTCCTC